ACAGCTGTAAACAATGTCTTACCATCATATGCGTTACCAGTGCTTGAGTCACAGTACTGGCAGGGTGACATGGTTTTGCGTGTAGAAGTAGCCTGTAGTAACTTCCATAAAGGTAGATTATTAATAATGTACGATCCAGCTGCAACGAGCGCTGGCGCTATCACAATGGAAACCAATGTAGCTTATTCATATATATTAGATATCGCTGCAGAGAAAGATGTTACTATAGAGATACCTTGGTCACAACCAGCGGCATTTGGCCATAGAGCAGTTGATTACCCTTTAGGTAACAACCCAGGCACTACGCAAGCATCAACGACATCAGGTGCGGACAATGGAGCAGTTGCAGTTTTCGTGTTAAACGAATTAACAGCTCCAGGCGCATCTACGGCTCCAGTTGAGCTCAACTTTTATGTCTCCTGGAAACCAGGCTTCAAGATTGCTGGTCCTGTATCAGTTTACGACCAATTGGGTTTTGACGCTTTAAGCGCCCCAATTTCGACATCTCCACTTCAATTTGAAGATTTAGAAGCGCAATCTGAGCAAGTTGAAGCAGATGCAGCGAAAGTCGACCACGATCCGACTAATGAGATGATCGATTATGTAGCAGGAACCTCAGCAGTCGAGAATATGGAGATGCTTGTCTATGGTGGAGAAGACATTCGAACAATGCGTGCTTTCATGAAGCGACCTAATTTACTCAAGTTGTGGCCCGTACCTGCTGGCCAAAGTTTAACCTTATATGTGAGTGAGGTTTTAATGCCAAGACCTAGAGGTTACTATGTTAACCCTGGTTGGGCTAACGGCTTTGAGTACAATCGCAATTCTTTCATGACGTTCGGAAGATTTGCATATGCCGGCTATCGAGGGGGTATACGATATAAGATGTATACACCTGTTCGTGGCGTAGATGTAGCATATGCCTTTTCTAAGAGCGATAAAGCGTTTGATCTTGTTCGACTATCAACTGTACATAATTTCACCTCTACTAATTCATCAGCTGATGATTTTGTAGAAGCTAGACAGTATGTTCGAAATCTTGATATTATTTCGAACACTCCACGAGAAATGCAATATTCAAACCAAACCCCAGCAGTAGAAGCAGAATTCCCATATTATTCTAGGATGCGCTTCACGCCTACGACGTCTAATGATATCGATGAAAGGTTCCCTGATAATCCAGAGGAACCAGGTCGAACCACATATATGCGCGTTAATGAGAGTGGTTTCAATGTTACAGCACGTGAGTTTGTGTCTGCAGGTGAAGATTTTCAGTTGTATTTCTTCACAGGCTTACCGCCAGTTGTGAAATATGAAGATCCATTTATCACCTAGGATTGTTATTCGTCATTTTTAGATATAACACCTAACAAACAATTATTAGTTTATCACGATATTTTAGACTGTGGTAAACACAACTTATACCTTACTGTAGGTAATAATAACAGTACCGAGTTGGCGAGGACTCGGGTGGTTTGGTAGCACCGAAATGTGTTATCAACCCATCGCCCTCTTAGAGGGGTTTCAGTATTAATTACGTAGTTTTTAAGAAGAGCCCCTTTCGGGGGGCACTTCACGTTTTTGTAACGTGATTAATCGAAACTTTAAGAGAGGAGCGGAATAGTTTTACCTCTACACGGCCCCCCCTTTTT